CCATTGAAACGATGCAGTGGAGGCCGGGGCAATCCGGGTCTGACAGCCGGGAAAGACCGGCACAAGTTTGCAGCGGCGTTTTCGATGGCCAGTGCGCACTGAACGCCATTCCGGCCCTGAGACGGCGATATAAGTCCGCTGCAAAAATCTCTAAGGCTTCGCGGCTTTCTGTTTGGCCACGCGCACGGCGGTAGCTTTGAGCGCATTGGCACGACTGGCGGCGCGTTTGGCATCGGAGGTAGATTTGCCGCCCTTGCGACCGAGGGCGACGGCGGCGGGATTCTTTTTGGGCACGTTATACCTCATCTTTTACGAGCCTGGCGTGGACGCCTTTGGCTTGGTGTGCGTAAATCCAATATTTTTCCCGCCAAATGGTTAATGCTTCTTTGGCTGTGTGGGCCTCGACGGTGCGTATCCCCTCATTGGCTCCGTTAACAATGTCGTATTGTTTTAGTTTGTCTTGTGTTGTCATCGCTAGTATGTCCCCTTTGCATCGCTGGCGGCTGCGTTGTTGCGATCGTCTTGACGCTCCAGGGCGCGATACGCATCGACGACGGATTTGGGAAAACGTGCAAACGCCCTCTGGCGCGCGGCCATATTGCTAGTTGCCATCCGAGTCGCAAAATCCATGTTGGCGGTCTCGGCCCGATACTCCTCTGTGATTGCTAGATCAATGGCACTGATCTGATTGATTGTGACTGTCATTGTGTTGCCTCCTGCTTACATACATAGGATGCATCATAAGCGCTTAGGTTGCAAGAATAATCGTACAAAGTTTTGCACAGGGTAACTGCAACAAAATAAACAAGCAATCCAAGCCAACTCAGCGCCAAACGGTTGACGACTCCGTATGGGCCATCCTGCCGAGTGATCGGTAGCCAGCGAAAACGCGGCAGGTGCGGTGAACGACGCCCTGGGATCAGGTAAAGCAGCGCTGAAATCGACTCGGATGATTGGAGATTTATCGTGAGCGGCAAAAGTCGAAGTGTGTCTGAAGATGACGAAAAGCGAGTTTGGCTTGCTATCTCAACAGATGGTTATTCTGCAAGCACAATCAACGGCGTTTTTGAAACGCAAGAGGCAGCCGAATGTTTCAAAAAGAATCTTCCTGCAGGTTGGCAACACGATGACTGCGATATTGAGGAACATGTGATTGGTCATGCCAGCTAAAACAGGCAGACCCTCTGATTTCAGTCAAGATATTGCCGATGTAATTTGCGAACGCATTGCAAACGGTGAGAGCGTTCGACAGATTTGCTCCGATCCTGAAATGCCGTGCATGACGAGTGTTTTCAATTGGTTGAGAAAGCACGAAGACTTTGTGAAGCAGTACGCGCGCGCGAAAGAAGCGCAGGTTGAAGCGTTGGGTGAAGATTTGCTCGACATTGCGGATGATGGAACGAACGACTGGATGACGCGCAAGTTTGGCGATCAAGAAGTTGAAGTCGTCAATAACGAAGCCATTCAGCGGTCAAAACTTCGCGTCGATACGCGGAAGTGGTTGATGAGCAAGCTGGCTCCAAAGAAGTATGGCGACAAGCTCGATTTGAATCATGGTGGAAGCGTTGGGTTGAACCTGATTAACTCCATTCCCAGACCTGAGCGTGAATGACTGGCGTCGATAGATTCGTTGAAGATCAGCGCAAAACGATCAACCTTGACGATTCCTACAAACCGTATCCGATGCAGGCGAAGTTTCATGCTTCAGCGGCTCCTTATGGGTTTTTAGGTGGCGCAGCCGGTCCTGGAAAAACAACCGCCCTACTGATGGAAAACATGATTCGCTGCAACGAGTTCTCTTTGGAGGATGGCAAGCAGGTCCAAACCTTGATGTTGCGCAGAACGCAGCCAATGGTTCGAAACACGCTGATAACGCGCTTCAGAGAAAAGATTCCACAGGAACTGTATCGCAAGTTCAACGAAACGACGCTGACCTGCACGTGGCTGAATAACGCAGTCACGCAGTTTGGTTCGATGCAATATGAAGCGGATGTCTTTGGCTGGCAGGGGCAGTGGCTCGACGTGAACTATGACGAGCTATGCGACTTTACCTGGGGACAATGGAACAACATTGCAGCCTGGAATCGTTGCCCGGTTAGCCTACATGCGAGACGTTTAGGTGCGGGCAACCCGGTTGGAGTTGGATCTACGTGGGTTCGTAAGGTGTTCGTCGAGCACAGGCCGTATGACGAGATGGATGCAACGCAAAAGAAGGCATATAACCCGAAAGATTATGCCTACTTTCCCTGCACCTATCTCGATAACCCAATCTTTGCCAACGATCCGCAGTTCATTGCCGGACTGATGTCGTTGCCGGAAAGACTTCGGCTGGCGTTGATGCAAGGCTCGTGGGATGTGACCGGAGGTTATTTTACCGGCGCGTTCGATGGCGCGTTCAACGTGATTCCGACAGATGAATGGAATCCGCAGCCCTGGCATCGGCAATGGATTTCCGGCGACTGGGGATTTGAGCATTACACGGCTTTGTATCGGCATTACATGGACGATTTTGGCATCATTCGTACAGGCCGAGAGCTGATGATTCAGCACCACGACCCGGAGATGCTGGGCGAGCGCATCATTGCATGGCTGGTAGACGACAGAGGCAATTTTCCGAAGATTCAGGCGTTCCCGTTCAGCCACGACGCATTTGCTTCCACGACTACCAAAACCTTTGGCGCTTCAGCAAACTCAGTTGCGATGCGATTAGGCAACGTGCTCAAGCCATATGGCATTCCGTTGCCACTCAACTCGGGCAAAGACAAGCTGGGCCGCGAGCAGACGATGTACAACCTACTGCGCAAAGAAGTTCCCAGCGGACGCAGAATCGAAGGTCAGCCGCAGATGGTGCGCAATTGGCTCATTTGTGATGACTGCCCGAAGCTGATTGATTGCCTGATTGCCGCGCCGCGAGACGACAAGCGGCCTGAAATGATTGCCGAGTTCTCTGGCGACGATCCTCTGCAAGGCGCAGGATATGGGATTTATCACATTGTTGGACGACCGGCTTCGATTCCGCATGAAGAGAAGATTCGACGCGAACTTGCGGCAACGCCTGACCCAATCGCGAACTATCTGATTCAGCTACGCGAGCACACGCGGCAAGAGAAACAAGCCCAAGGAGGCAATTGGTGGGAATAAAGCTCAGGTCTGAGATCGTGAAGCATCCGTGCCGTGCTTGTGGTGCCAAATCATGGGAACAATGTATCGGCACGAAAGCTCTGTGGAGCGAGCCGGAAGACTATCCGATCAGATTGTTTCACGAGGAGAGATGGCGTGATTTGGAAAGTTAAACTCCGCGCGTGGCTGATTGATCTTGTGCGGGAGGCGATAAGAATGGAGCAGCCCCGCGCCCCCTTCCTATCAGGGATGATTCCCGCGGATACGGAGAATTCAAACACGCTAAGGTTCAGAGCAACGACAGTAATCAATTCGGAACCGCCTATTGACCCATCGTTCGAGCAAATGCAAGCAGACGCGCTGAAAGCGCAGAAAGAATTCTATGCCCCAGAATCAGCCTAAGATCAACCCGGCAACGGGATATGTACATCACGAAGAGCTTGAACGTCCAGCCTTTGACGCGAATAAGAGTGTGTACGAAGGCGGATTGTTGATTCCTGATCCGGAAAATCAAGAGGTGAATGAAGTATCCGAGGATTCTGATTAAGTGGCAACTGCCGCGCTTCCTGAGATTCAGGACGAAGAAGACGATCTCAAGCCTGTTGGCATGAAGCCGCTGGTTCCGAAAGAAACTCCGGGCCTGTATGCGCCGTTCGAGATGTCTCCAGAAGACATGTACGGCCCGGACGAGTTGGGAACCGATTGCGTGTCGGCCATCAAGTCGATGGTGGATGGATCGTGCAAGTACGAGGATGCGGCACGTATCTGGGAAGTCGTGCAAGCGGCAGAAGCGCGGTTGTTTGATCGCGGCTATCAGTGGTTGACCAATGAAAAAACTGGAGCCTGGACGATTACAGGCACAGGCGGAGCTGCCGGGATTGGCGCTGGTGGGATTACCAGCCAGGATCACAAAAGGCTGTGGTCGATCAACATGTACGGCGCGCGGAAAGACAAGATTGTTGCCGCTGTCACCGTAAAAGATCCCGAGCCGGAATTCTTTGCTAAAGAACCGGAATCAGCATTCGATCAGCAATTCGCCGAGCAGTCGGACAAATACAAACATCTGTGGAAGATGGCAACCAATGTCCGCAATCTATGTGTCAAGGTTGGCGGCCTGTTCTATACGGACGACCGCACGGCGCTGATTACGGAGTCGATTGCGGACGCGCAGCGGTTTGGCATGGAAGATGGCAAGCCAGCCATTCGAGAACTGACAAGAGCGTATGGAAAGCTCGAATTCGCGGTGCCGATGTCGATTGACGAAGATGATCCATTGCCGTGGTGCAGGCGCGAGCGCGAGATTGATTTAGCCGTCGCCAAAGAAAAATATCCGTGGATAACGAAGGGTATTTCCGCTAACGCAGGTGGTGGACAGATCGCGCGTACCTGCCGTCTGACGGTCCGCAATGCGGTGCAGAATCAGACCGGATTTACTTCGAACGCGACAGATCGCGCAGTGACGGAAACTACATGGTGGGTACGACCTTCGCAATTCCGCGATATCGTCGATGACAAAATTCGCGACACCGTAAGAGGTATCTGCAAAGACGGCGCGAGGATTGTATTTATCGGCGGCGAGTTCGCCTACATCCGCAATGAAAAGATGGATGATTGCGTCATCATTCTCTATTCCCGAGATGGAACGGGCCAGAATCGCAGGGCTATCGGATCGAACAATCTGGTTGTGCAGAAGGCATTGAACTACGACTTCAGTCTGTTCAACAAATACATGACGGCGTGCGTACCGCGCAAGATGCACGATGTGAACAAGATTGCTTCGGAAGCCATTCAACAACAGCGTAATGATCCGGCATTTTCGATGCCAGTGGATCGCGAGTCAGGCGAAGACATCTCAAACTTTACTGGAATCGAGCAGGTTCCTACCCCTCCAGCGCAGTTGATGGACTTCATTGATTCTCTGACCGAAGCGTTGCCCACGTCTTTGGACGGCGCGAGTCCTTCGATGTTTGGCGGCACGGACGGAACCGATACGGTTGGCGGGATTACGATTCAGCGCGACCAGGCATTACAGGTTTTTGGCACTCCGTTTAACGCCTTGAATTGGGGCATCGCAATTTCCTGCGGCAACGCCGCGAAATGGGCGGGAAAGAATCGCTCCGGTACAGCCTCCGGAATGGTTCCCGGCGTGGGTAGGATTTCCGTTGACATGGAAAAGATGTCGCAGGGAGACGCCTATTGCTATCCGCAGGCCGACAGCGGTTTTCCTGAGTCGGAAGCCGAGAAAGAACAGCGCCTCAAGGATTTCATCGACAGCGGCGGAGTTCCTACGGTGATTGCTGCAGCAGGCGATCCCATGAACTTTGAAGCGGCCAACCGGGCAACCAAACGATTCGGCATTACGATCCCCGGGACCGATTCGGTTCGCAAGCAGCAGGAAGAGTTTGAAGTTCTGTTGAAGACTCCGCCGCAGGACAACCCGGCGTATATTCAGGCAGTCGCGCAGGTGCAGCAGGTCGTAGAGCAGGCCCAGACGGAGCCGGACGCGCAGACGCCGGAAGGCCAGCAGGGATTACAGCAGCTGCAGCAGGCTGTCTCTCAGATTCCGCAGAAGATTAGCTCGGTTCCTGTCGAGCAGGATGCCAGCGTGAATCACGGGATTGAAGCGGCCACATGCTTCAACAAGATCAACTCGCCCGAGGGCCAGAAATTGAAACGCGAGCAGCCGTTAATATTCGAGAACCTGATGTTGCATTGGCAGGGACATACGGATATGGCGACGAAGCTCGCTCCTCCTCCAGCATCCCCGGAAGTGAAGCCGGGAGTGACGCTGGCCGTCGATAAGCTTGGTCCTGAAGCGCAATCCGCCGTGCTGCAGAAGGAATATGGCATCACGGTGGCGCCGGAACAGACGCAACCATCCCCTGACCTGCATGAGATTACACAGGAGAAGGAAGGCGTCGATGCTCAGGGCGTGCCGGTAAAGCAGAAGATTTCGTATAGCGGGAAAGCATTGAACTAGGAGTGACCAACCAATGGATGAAATAGAAGTAATCGACCAACCGACCGAAGAACTTGACCTAACCACGCAGGATGAATCCCAGGCGGCAGACGACCCC